CACGCGCCGCCGTGGGCGCCAGCGTGGTCCAGGTGTTTGCGCTGATGCTGTAGCGGTACATCGTGACCGCGTTGTTGCCCATGAAGTAGATGAAATCGTCGTTGCCTTCCAGGCTGTACTGGCTGGTGGCATCGGGCGTGACCGTCCAGGCCACGCTGCCGGTGACGGCGCTGGCCGTGTTGCTTGCCACGGTGCGGATCTGCCCCGCGCCCGTGCCGGCAGTGATGCGCACCTGCGAGTTCGCCCACTGGTTGGTGGTCCAAGTCTTGCCAGTGTTCGCCAGTGTGGTGCTGGTGCCACCCGTGGCGGTGCCGGTGGCGAAGCTCTTGAACCCACTGTCGATCCATGCCGGGGTGCTGCACAGCCGGCCGTCGGTGCCCACCGATGCGGGAAGGCCCGTCTGTGAAAGCGTCGTCCAGGTGTTCGTGGCGAAGTCGTACTTTCGGAAGCTGCCCGCAGCCAGCGTACCGGCGCCCAGGACGTAGAAAACCGGCGTCTTGAGGCGGTACTGGCTGGTGTTGTCGAACGCTACCGCCTCGGGTGCGCCCTCGAACGTGATGACCGCGTTCGCCCCGATGGTGTTGCTGGCGATGGTCTTGAGCTTGCCGGCGTTGGCGCCGCCCGTGAAAAACACCGAGTAGCCGCGCAAGTCGCGCTGCAAGTTCTGGTTGGTCGTGATGCTGGTGGTGCTACCAGCGGTTGCCGTCAGGCTGGATGCGGCGACCGTGGTGCCGGTGCTGAAGCTGCCGGCCACCCCGCACGCGCCCGCGCCAAACGTGCCGGCCAGGGCGGGCGAAGGCACCCCAATAAAGCCGTCTTCGTTGGGGTTGTAGAGCTGCGCCAACGTGTTGCTGGACACCAGCAACTGCTGCTGCCGGTAGTGGCGGCTGGAAATGATGAAGTGCGCGGCGGCCGTCGCTTGGGGCGCCGGGTTGCAGAACTCCCAGCGCTTGAGGTCGAGGAGCTTGCGGTTTCCGTTGGTGGTTGGCATGTCAGCTCACCGTAATGTTGCGGCGCAGGGAGTCGGCGCCGAGTCTCATGAGAGACGGAATCTGCTCGGTAGCCGGCAGGCCCCCGATTTGGGTTTGGTTGGTAAGAGTGGCCAGAGTTGTCACGCTGCCCACGGTGGTGATCGTGGCCAACGTCAGGCCGCCGCTGATCGCGTCGATGGCGACCCGCATGCGCGCTGCGGTGTCGGGCTGCATCTGGCCCATCGTGCGCGTGAGCGCCTGGACGGCCATTCGCATGGCCTCCAGAGCCTCGATGGCCTCTCCGTAAAGAGCCATCGGCACCGGATTGGTCTGCGATGCGGGCGTTGGCACGCCCCCTTGCAAGTGCTCGATCAGCGCCTTCTGGTGGTGGGCTCCGCCGTCGTCCTGGTCGGTGGCGACGTTTGCGCCTGAGCCGGGGGTGTAGCCAAGTTGTGATGCGGCCATGCGCTACCTCAAGCGTGCGTGATCGTCGCGCTGTTCATCGTGACCGACTGGCTGGCCGCGAGGTTCGGGTTGTCGAGGATCAGGTCCGCGCCGCTGGCGCCCACCGTCAGGCCGGTGATGATGTCGACGTCCGCGCTGGTCGTGACCGTAGCCTTGGCCGCAACGCCGGCCGCTACTGCGGTCGTGCTCAGGATGCCCGCCGCGGCGCCGTTGGCGTCCGAGAAGGTCAGCACCGTGCCGGAGACCGTGCCGGCCGTGGCAGCCAGGGTGAAGGTGGCCAGCAGTACGTCGGCGGACGTGAACAGCTTGAGCTTGCCACTGGCGCCAATGTCGGTGACCACCGCGTTCATGCGGTTGGTCTTGGTAGCGGTGCGGTAGATGACAGCCATGGTGGGCTCCCGTTACGTGATTCGTTGAAAGCGCACCCTCATGGGCGCGTGGTTCATGCCGCCGTTGACGAAGGCACGCGCCTGCGCGACGCCTGAGCGGAATCTGGATGCGTACATGCCAGCAGCGGCAAGGTTGGTGTAGGGCTGGTCGGGGGTCACGAGCAGCCGGGCCAGAGCGCCGGCGGCCACGTCGTCCAGATACCGCTCCAGCAGAACGCCGTCGACTTCGGTTGAGGTGCGGCTGGGCACGAGCGCGATTCGTCCGGTGATAGCCCCTTGCGCAGCCTCAGCGGGCCGGGGCGTCACGGTGACCTCTTCCTGGTTGAACTGCGTGAAGACCTGCGGTGCGCCGACCAGCGACTGCCAGTCCCGCGTGTAGAGCCGCTCCAGTTCGAGCTGGCTCTTGCGCTCCAGCTTGCGCCCGACGTAGTAGAGCGACAGCACCTGGGCCAGGATGTAGCCCCGAGGCACGTCGATGTCGTACACGTTCTCCCCGGCCTTCACGTTGATCGGGTCGAGATCCTCTTGCAGCAGGAGCGTGTCTCGACAGAAGTCGATGCACGCGTTGCGGACCGCGATGACAGCTTGCGCGTCAAAGCAGGCCGGCGCGTACGGCAGCACGTGCGGCAAGAAGGACTCGTACGGAACTGGCGTCACTTCGTCCCGCCCGGCGAGTTAGGGTTGAAGCCCCCCATGGAGGCGTTCGGGTTCGTGGCGACTTCGGACGCCGTCTTACCCTGCATGGCCCCCTGGAACTGCGCGAAGTACGCGGCGGCGAGCTGCGCGTTGTTGGCGTACTCGGCGTCCTTGGTGTACGCCCTGAACAGGATGTAGTTCAGCAGCGACGTCATGTAGATGTCGTCGATGGAGATCGTGCTTACCAGCGTCGCGTCTGTTGGCGCGGCCACGTAGATGATTTCGACCTGCCCCATGCCGGAGGCCGGCTGCGGCGGGTACACGTAGAACGTCTTGGGGTCCAGCGGCGTATAGACGTAGTGCTTCGTCGCGGCGCTGGGCGTGGAGCTGTGCCATCCCTTGATCTGGGCGTCCAGGATCTCGCGGGTGACCACACGGACCGCGTCGCCGGGCGTGCTGCCGTTGGTGCCCATGTTGCGCACCACGTCCACGAGAGATACGCCGTCAGCAGGCAGCACCTGCTTGGTGCCGGCCACGAGCTGCAACGAGACGTTCTTGGCGCAGGCGTTGGGCTTGTAGAGCGCGATCTCGCGCTGCCCGTCGTTCAGCCAGTCCAGCAGCTCAGACTGAGGCCAGCGGATGTTCGTCGGGTCTTGGAGAACGACGGCTGCTCGCCCGAGCAGCGACGCCACAGTGGTGACAGCCATGAAGACTCCGAGCTGAGTTAGGACCTACCCACATGCTAACACGAGGGCCCCGAAGGGCCCCCGCGTCAGCTACTGCTGTCAGCCCTTGACGACTGCGTAGGTCAGCGACTCCGGCTTCACGACCTTGCGGCCGTAGATCATCAGGCCGCGCACCAGGGTCCCGAAGTCGTTCGGGTTGGGCAGGCTCTCGACCTTGTTGATCTGGCTGGCGAAGGTCATGGCCGACTTGTGGCCGGCGATCATCACGTGCCGCTTGATCTTGCCGGCGTCCGCACCACCCGTGTAGTTCTGGTTGGCGGCGGCCTTGGGCAGCAGGTTCGACACGTAGATGTCGAAGCGGTCGATGCGCCCGATCTTGCCGTTGCGCAGGATCGACTGGCTGTCACCAGTGACGTACGCCTGGGCCAGGGGGGACTGCATCAGGAGCTGGCGCTCGTACGGCGTGAGGACCACGAAGCGGTCGCTCTCGGGCACGTTTTGCTCGTCCAGGATGTTGCCCATCGACACGATCGTGTTCAGGATCAGCGGGGCGTTGGAAGAAGCCGCGTAGTCCAGGGGCGCCGCGTCGGTGCCCATGTTGTACTGGCCGGACAGCGCACCAGCGGTGGCGCCGACGTTGGCCGCAGCCGCGTCGCTGAACGTGCCCAGGAAGCAGTCGGTGTCGACCTTGATCTTCATCTGGTTGGACGCGTCCGTGGTGAACATGTCCATCAGATTGGGCTGAGCCTGATACTCCAGCACGTCGGAGACGTTCACGCCGAAGTAGAAGCCCTTGTCGATCTGCAACTCGATCGTGTTCGGGGTCGGCACCTCGTACGTCAGCGACTGGCCCACGGTGTAGGCGTTGATGCTGATCGTCGGGATGTTGTTGATGATGACCTTGTCGCCCATGTTCTTGATGTCGCCTTCCCAATTGGTGTTGGAGACATCGCCGAAGGTCGTGTTCGCGTAGAACTTGACGTTCAGCTTGGACGACCAGACGGCCGGGATGAAGGTGCCGGAGTAGGCCGGGTTCGTGTTGAACGGGGCCTGTACGGCATAGGCTGCGCCTGGGGTGATGGTAGACATGTGAGAAGCTCCTAGTTCACGGTTTTCAACTCACCACCCCCGGGGACTTACGGTGTGACCCGTCCCTCCGCGAGAGCAGCGTTCAGTTCTGCTTCGAGCCAGCCAGCCTCGTCCACCGCCCCCTTCTGCATCAACCGCATCAGCCGCATGCTCTCGGTCTGATACTCGGCGCCCGTGTAGGTGCGCTTGGTGTTGGCAGTGGGGGTGGAGGCGCTCGACTTGCTCGGCGCGACCTGACGTTGCAGCTCTTGTTTGGCGGGTGCGGGGGCCGGTGCCTTAGCGTTCGGGTCCAGCGTCGGGTGCTTGCCGAAGAAGTTCTCGAAGACTTCGAGAACCGTCTTCACGTCGCGGCGGCCGGCTGCGTCCTTCAGTGCCATATCCCACGTCACCGTGGTCCCTGGAATCCGGGCGCCGAGCCACTCCTGGCACTCGGCTGTAGCCTGTACCTTGTCCCAGCCCGGAAGGCGAGCGTCGAGCGCCTCGAAGAAGCGTTCGTTCGCCGTCTTGGCCGTGGACTCCACGACTTCACCGACCTGACCTTTGGCTTCGGCGAGCTGCCCTTGCAGCGCCTCGATTCGCTCGACGTACTTCGTCTCGCGCTTGCCAAATTCCTCTTTGGCGATACGGCGAGCGAGGTCCACCAAGTCCTCACCAAAAGCGTCAACGTCCTTTTTCGTCACCAGATCGGCTTCGGGCGCGGGAGGCGGAGCCTCCTTGGCCTTCAACTGCTGCGTGAGCTGCGACACCGATTCCGTGAGCGTTTGCACCTGCTGCTGTAGCGCAGGCACTTGGCTGTTGTACTGACCTTGCAGCGACAGGTAGCGTTGACGCCACGTGTTGCTGTCATCGTCAGCCGGTTTCGGCGGCTCAGCCGGCGCAGGAGCCGGGGCTGGTGCCGGAGCACTTCCCTGCGGGTCCTTGGGCGAATCGGGTGGAGGGTCGTCCGGCTTGGGTTCGTTCGCTTTGAGGGCGTCTGCAACCTGACGTTCGTACTGCTCCAGCGCATCAGCCTGCGCCTGGACCTGTTTGGGCAATGCCATGAATACTCCATCGCCGGCCCCGCAAGGATGGGGCTTGGGCAAGTTGAAAAACCGACGCCGGGCGTTAGGCCTTGGGCGCTCGGACCTTCTCTGCCACCTGCGGAGCGTTCCGCAGAAGGTCGAGAATCTCAGCGACTTCCTTGGCCATGCCTTGCAGCCTTGGAGTCGCTTCGCCGGACGAGTCCAGCAAGTTCAGTTGCAGCCTTCGGAGTTCGGTGTCCAGCAGCGCCAGGAGCACCTCTCCGTCGGGGTCGCGGACCAGCCGCGCCAGTGCTTGGTACTGGTGGGCGTCTGGCCGGGTTAGCATTTCAGCAGGCCTTGCCGTGGGACTTCAGCGCGCCGCGCTTGACCAGTCCACCGGAGGCGTACTTCTGGGGGAGCAGCGTCTTGGAGTCCACGCCTTCGGTGCTCAGCACCT